GATAGACACTCAGGGCAACTGGCAGGTGAACAATCAGGCAGCCTGGCAGGCTTTCCTCGCGAAGGAGCACGAGCAGTGAGCGCAATGGAGATGTACAAGGCACTGCTGGCGGGCGTGCCGTATCCGCCGCCAGGCGTCGAGGATACGCCAGAGAACAAGGCAACCTGGCAGCGGCTGGCACAGGAGCTTGAGGACATGCCGCCCGGGCAGACGCCGGAGATCCCGGCCGAATGGGTGGACATTCCCGACTAGCGGCAGGCTACTCCAGGAGGTAGACTTATCCTGGAGGCGAGAGCATGACGACACTGACGAAGACGCATACCTGCAGCAAGTGCATGCGTCCGACGAGAGCCGATGGCCCATACGGCGGTAAGTGCGCCATCTATGTCAGCGCGGCTGTTACTGTGCTGCGGAGTGATCCGCGCTGTACCCGAAAGATCAGCTGTCGGCTGGCGGCCGAGCTACTCCAGAAGGGCGCCCTGAAGCCGCTCAGGACCGCGACCGGCCGGGCCTGGGCCGTGCCGAGTGAGCGCGACCCGAACGTCATCTATGTCTGTACTCCGAAGACGTGCGTGTGTCCGGCTGCGGTCTGGACAGAAGGCACAGTTCTCTGCAAGCACCGGCTAGCGGCCGCAGTCCTTGCGGCCTGAGAGGAACGGAATGGACGAGGAGCTGAAGGAACGCGGCATAAAGAAGGTCCTCGCGGAGGTGGCGCGGCTAGACCTGAACTTTGCGCTGGCTCCGACACGGTCGCTGGAGATTGTGATCGCTAAGTCCATCGAGGCTGGCTATGCTCTGGCACAGGAGGACGAAACTGTGCTGGATCCAAACCAGCCCTGGCCGTCGGTGAAGGAGGTCTCGTGAAGCGTGAGAACAGGGAGCAGTGGAAGGCTGCCCAGAACCTGAGTGATGTCCGTGAGCTAACCGCGCGCTGGCTGACTGGCGAACTGGAGGAGCACCCCGGATATCCGGGCGGCCCGCCAGACCAAGAGACAGCGCCAATTGCAGACAGGCTGGCTGAGATCAATCGTCAGGGCCTGCTCACAACTCAGTCGCAGCCTGGGCACGAAGGCGATGACTATGCTCAGTCAGCCTGGGTGCAGGGGCTCGGCGCAGAAGAGCATGTCCGAGAGCTTCAGCGCCGGGTGCAGGACGCGAACATGCAGGCGCGTATTGCGCCTCCTGCGACAGAGCACAGATTCCACAGGACACGGTTCGACGACGGGACGAAGGGCTGGTCTGCCGGTACGGTCGGTGACATGGCTGGGCCTACGATCAGCAACGGTGTTCTGAATGAGGTGATGGGGCAATGGCAGTTCGAGGCGCAGGACCCTGCGTCTTGCCAGGAGACATATCTGTTCGACGTGATGGCACAGAGAGACGAGGACGAGGCATGAGCTGGGTACTTGGGGACAGTCCGATGGAAGAGTACCGGAGTCAGCAGGATTGGGTCGAGAAAGTTGCGTTCGATGGCCAGCTGACTCCGGACCAGAGGGAATACATCGAGACCGGTGGTGGGTCGTATCGGCCTACCGACGAACTAGAGGATGAGTCATGAGTGCCAGGGAGTCAACAGCGCCGTGGGGCCATATGGCTCGGTCACCGAATTACCCGGTCAGCCACGGTGAGAAACACGACAAGCTGTGCATTACTGTTACTGGCGCCTATAGTCCGCCTATGATGTCGTGCTGGTGTCGCTGTAAAAAGTGCTGGGATGTTGCGACACAGCGCTGCGTCTGTAAATCCTGTCCGTGTCCTTCCTCTCGTGAAGGGCTGGGGCCGATCTTCATCGAGGGCACGCTGCTGCCCCCGGTCGAGCGGCCAAGTAAGCGGACAGCTGGGCGCGACAGCACTACGGCTCATCCGCAGACTCCAAGCACAGCAAAGCGCAGTGGCAAGCCGGCACAGGCTGGCCGGGACGAAACCGGCCGTTACGCAAGGAAGCGCAAGATCGGCCAGCCTTAATCTGCGATTAGCTTTATTGCGCAACTAGGCGTACGCTTCGGCCGGGGAGGCGACTATGTCCCGGCAAACCGGATCTACTGGCCGGGCTGCCGCATGCCCTAATGGCCGTCTACCTGCCCCGACGTCGGATCGCCCACGGCCGACGCTCGGGGCAGGATCAGTTTCGGACCTTTATCGCGGTCACGAACGTCTTGGTCTGATCAGAGACCTAGCCATGGGCGAGCTGAGTCATCGCGAGATTGCGCAGCGCGAGGGACTGAAGCAGACCGACATCAAAGAGTTCGCCGACGAGCACATCAGCGAGATCGCCGAGGTAAGAGCGGCCCTGGCGGGACAGCTGGCTGTCGAGACAGCGGGCTTGTGGATTAGTAAGAAGCAGAACCGTCTGGCGGAGATTCAGGGCGAGGCAGAGGAGATCAGGGACTATCTCGCGGAGATGCGCGAGGATGGGGTTCGCTGGTCTAGGGCACACAGGGACATGATCAAGCTGTATATGGATATGTTCCGACACGTAGCTGATGAACTAGGCGCCTATCCGCAGCGCGCCCAGGCTCCTGCACGACAGGGGCAGACAGTGCACTATGTCATCGATACGGAGAACACAGCGGCACTGCAATGAACATCACCCCGGCACGTCTGGCGGAGTACCGGAAAGCGCTCACCGCACTTGTAGGCGTCGGCCTTACCTGGGCTAGCCTGCGTTATGGCTCCTCGAATGAGTGGGTCAGTCTGGCCATTGGCCTGGCAGCCGTTCTTGGTGTCTACGTCGTCCCGAACAGCGAGCCTAAGTCGCAGAATCCGCTTCGGTATTCGGATCCGATGAACGATGGTGCGACGACGATGATGCCGACGCTGCCCGATGTGTCTTCGGTGCCGCATGAGTTACCCGCCTGCACAGTATGTTGTGCCCGAGCACGACGTATGCCAGGTGAAGTACGAAGGATGTACACAGACCGGGAGTACCCGAATCTCCTGTGTTGTCGAGGGGCGTTCGCTCCTGAGCTGTCAGTACTGCTACATCACCTGGCGCCACATGGTCAGGAGCGAGACAACGCACGCCCTTGCCGTGCGCTGTCCGGCATGTGCTGACTGGCACCCGGCCGCAGTGGCCGTCCGAGACGCGGCCGCACCCGTTCCGCTCGCGGGTGCGGCCGCACAGGCCATCAACGAGGCTATGTGGCACGAGGGGCTGCTGGAGGACATTCGCCGCAAAGTCCTGATCCGCCTTAACCAGGACGCACCATGGCTGAAGGGCTTCATTCACGTCGAGGAGGTGGAGTCCTCGTGACGACGCCGCTACTGGAGCACCGATTCAGCCCGCGCGGCACGCTGGCAGAGCTGTTCGACGCCCGGGATCCTGAGGTGCTCGTGGCTGGTCCGGCCGGGACCGGGAAGAGCCGGGCCTGTCTCGAGAAGCTGCACATCATGATGCTCCTGACTCCGGGTGCTCGCGGTCTAATCGCCCGGAAGGCCGCGACGACGCTGTCGTCTACGGCGCTGCAGACGTTCCGGCGGTTTGTCGCGAGGGAGTCTATGGCCTGTGGGGACATGGTCTACTACGGCGGCAGTGCGCAGGAACCAGCCAGCTACCAGTACAAGAACGGTAGCGTCATCGTAATCGGTGGTCTGGACAAATCCTCGAAGATCATGTCAACGGAATATGACGTGATCTACGTCCAGGAGGCAACTGAGCTTTCCGAAGACGACTGGGAGACGCTGACCACCCGGCTGCGAAACTGGGTGATTTCCTTCCAGCAGATCATGGGCGACTGTAACCCTCAGCATCCGGAGCACTGGCTGAAGCTGCGCTGTGACAAAGGCGCGACGCGGATGCTGGAGTCTCGCCATGAGGACAATCCGATGCTGTTCATGGCGGACGGCAAGATCACAGAGAACGGTGCCAAGTACATAGCGAAGCTGGACAACCTGACTGGAGTCCGGTATCAGCGGCTACGGCGTGGTCGCTGGGTGGCAGCCGAGGGTGTCATCTATGAGGACTTCCGGCCGTACCATCTGATCGATCGCAAGGACATTCCTGTCGGTTCGCGTCAGCTACTGGATCCGGGTGGCATTCCGATGAGCTGGACGCGATACTGGGCGGTGGACTTTGGCTTCACGAATCCGTTCGTCTGCCAGTTCTGGGCGCAGGATCCAGATGGGCGCCTGTTCCTGTACCGCGAGATCTATCACACACGCCGTACGGTCGATCAGCACGCGGCGAACATTAGGCAGATCGTACAGAACGAGAGGGGCAGCTGGATTGAGCCTAAACCGCGAGCCATCGTCTGCGATACCGACGCCGAAGGACGCGCCACCCTCGAGAAGGAGATCGGCCGTTCCACCGAGCCCGCGCATAAAAGTGTGCTGGAGGGAATTGAAGCTGTACAGCGACGGATGCGGCTCGGCGATGATGGTCGTCCCCGGTTCTTCATCCTTCGGGATGCTCTTGTCGAGGTCGATCCAGACCTTGTAGACGCCAAGCGGCCGACCTGTACCCGCGAGGAGATCCCGGCATACGTCTGGTCGGACAAGAAGACCAAGGAGCAGCCGATCAAGGAGGACGACCACGGCTGTGACGCGATGCGCTATATGGTCGCTCACATCGAGTATGCTGTTCGTGCTATCTACAGGAGCTTTATAGGATGAGCGTCCAGCCCGAGCTTGAGATCGACAGGCGTCACCCGGCAACTCAGCAGCAGATGAGGTGGCTGGCGCCCAATCCTAACCTTATCGGCACGGCGCGGCGTATCGCACGGGAGATTTACACGACGTCTCTGCTACTCATGGGACTGCTGGAGGACGGACCAGAGCTTACGACAGGGCTGCGGAAGCTGCGCGAGGCGAAGGACTGTTTTGTGATTCAGTCCCTAGAGGACGGAGACGACAGCTGATGGCCGCGAACCTAGGGCTCGTACGAGCGCCCACGGGACGCCTCGGTCGGGCGAGAGCGGCCATCCAGACCACAGCAGCGGCCATCCGGACGGCGACGCGCGCCCGCGTCCGCCCGGTTCGGGCCGTCCTGGCCGATCACGTCTTCACTCTCGCGGGTTTCGGGCTTGTCTCTGCGGCTTTCTTCCAGCTCGGGCTCTTCGCTGGTCTGCTCGTGACCGGCGTCCTCGTGCTCGTCTTCGAGTGGAAGGTGAGCGAGTTATGTTTATTGGCGTTCACTACCCTGAGTGCAATAGCTTGTGCGATGAGCGAGGCCATGTCTTGCTGTCTAGTGGTCCGCAAGGCAATCCGTTCAGTCACCAGGAGTATGGGGAGGTGTTGACAGATCCCCAAGTCCCTGATCGGCAAAGTGCTGAATCAGGGGCGGCCGATCCCCTTCCCTAGCCAATGGGGCGGCAGCCAGAGCGGCCTGTACGGAACTGGCACACAAGACCGATTCACAATGATGTCCGCCATGGGCATGCAGGGCACGCTCTTCGCAGTAGTGCAGCTTCTGTCTACGGGCGCCCAGGCGTATGGCAACTGGAACCTGTTCAAGAAGAGCGTTGACTCTCGTGTACGCTACTCCAGCGGCGATATGGGAAGTGACCAGCGTGTCGAGGTTCTGCAGCACCAGGCGCTGAAGCTATGGAACCGGCCCAACCCATTCATGACCGGACCAGAGTTTCGTGAGATCGGCTGGCAGCATATGGAGCTGGTCGGTGAATGGTACTGGGTACTGAATCGTGGGCCAACGGGCAAGGGTATTCCAATCGAGATGTGGCCGGTCAGCCCGGCACGCATGGAGCCGGTCCCTGACAAGGAGGAGTTTCTACTGGGCTGGGTTTATACCGGCCCGAACGGCGAGGCTGTTCCGCTCCAGAACAGCGAGGTCATTCAGCTCCGGTATCCGCACCCTACTGATTTCTATCGCGGACTGTCTGCTGTACAGGCCATCCTCGTGGATATCGACGCGGCAAAGTACTCGGCGGAATGGTCCCGGAACTTCTTCCTGAACAGTGCCCAGCCGGGCGGCATCGTGACGTTCTCCAAGCGGCTATCCGACGAGGAGTTTACTGAGTTCAGCGATCGCTGGCGTGAGCAGCATCAGGGTGTGGCGCGCGGGCATCGTGTGGGTGTGCTGGAGCAGGGTGCGACCTGGCAGCCGAATACCTACTCCATGCACGACATGCAGTTTGCCGAGCTCAGGAAAGTCACGAGCGACATGATTCGGCAGGGCTATCGGGTGCACGAAGCGATGCTCGGCGGCTCGACAGACGTCAACCGAGCCAACGCCCAGACAGCCCAGGAGGTTCACATCTCCTGGCACGAGGTGCCACGGCTCAAGCGCATGCGCAATGTACTGAACTCCAAGTATCTGGAGATCTTCGGGGCGGCCGACAAGGTCGAGTTTGACTTCACGGACCCGAACCCGGAGAACCGGGAGGAGGCCAACGAGGAACTCACGAGCAAGAGCAACGCGGCGAACATCCTCATCACCGCAGGCTTCGAGCCGAAGGACGTCCTGGAGTGTGTCGGCCTACCAGACATGGACGTTCTCGAGAAGGCGACTCCCACCCCGGCCATTCCGCCCGGCTGGGTTCCGGCTGCTCCGGCGGGCGCTCCGGGCGCCTCTCCCCCGACGCCCGGTGCGCCGCCGAAGCTCCCATCTGCCCAGCCTCCTGCCGGTCTGCCAGGCGGCCCGAACCAACAGGACAGCCTAC